CGTTGTTTTTACTGCTACGGGAGCGGGATCAGGAACCGGAACCGCCTCCTTTAACCTAAACGCCAACACAACACAGGCTGTTATTGGGTTCAATATGGTTCTTGACCAAGGGGCAGTCACCGAAGTTTATGCGAGTACTGAGTTCAGTGACCCCAATGAGAACGCAAGTCAGTACATCCTCATTGCCTCCAATCTAAAGGTTGTTGCTAAGAACCTAGCGACGAACGCTACTGTAGACATTGCTTACCCAGCAGGAGAAACTGTGCCACCTGAGTCATCAATGCTCCAAGCGTTTAACAAGGTGTTTATCTTTCGTAAGGGTCAAGTTGCCTTGGAGTGGGATGGTTCGTTTAGCACAATTACAGCAGGAAGCTTTGTTGTTAACAGGACTTATACAATTACCGCAGTGGGAAGCACGGACTTTACTGCTATTGGTGCTTCTGCAAATACAATAGGCGTTACGTTTACTGCTACGGGTGTAGGATCAGGCACTGGCACGGCTACATCAGCATTCTCTAAAGTTAAAAGCGGCACGTTTACACAGCCAACAGTATTGAGTCCCAGTGGATTTACGATTACAAACGGACTGGCTACTGCTACCGTGAGCAACACTCTTTCTATTGGCGACCAGGTTATTCTTGTAACGGCTGGGGGCAGCACATTAACTGCTGGCAATCAATTTACTGTTTCAGAAGCAAGCTCTTCAGCTTTTAAGTTTTTTGTAGACGCGGCAGATGTAAGCAATCAAACTAATGTTGAGTTCACCCAAAAGGTATCCGTAGGTCTTGGGTTCACTCATATGCCAGCCCCAGAGTTTGCTGTATACCATCAGCGCAGGTTGGTCATGCCGTTTCAGTTCTCGGTCAGTGCAAGTGCAAACTCATACACATCAAGGGGAATCCTAGATGAGATTATCGCGTCCGATATTTTGGACTCCGACACCTATGACCAAATCTTTGCTCAATATAGATTTAACGCAGGTGAAGCGGACTTCACCGTAGGGTTGCACTCCTTTTCCGAGGACAACCTAATGGTGTTCAACCGTAATAGCATTCACCTAGTATCTAACACGACGTCCCTACAGTCGGCTAGCACTAAACTACTGACTGATGAAGTTGGCTGCGTGGCTCGTAAGAGTATTGAGCAGGTCGGCAATCAAGTCATATTCCTGTCCGACAATGGTGTTTACAGCACTCAGTTCTTTGATGAGTACAACCTCCGTGGAACAGAGACACCTCTGAGTGAACCTATTAACGAAACGATCAAGCGAATCAACAAGGATCAGCGGAGACAGGCAGTAGCCGTTTACTTTGACAATCGTTACTTCATTGCTGTGCCTCTCGATGATGCGCTTCGCAATAACGCTATACTGATATACAACTTCTTGAACAAGCAATGGGAGAGCATTGATAGCGTTGGCAGCACGGACTGGGACATCCAGAACCTAATAGTCGCTGGTGAAGGAAGCCAGAGAGGTGTTTACGCCATCAACAGACTAGGCGGTATTCACAAAATAGATGCTCGCTTGCAGGGCGATGACGTGATTAATGTAAGCATTGGAGGCTCTAACGAAACTAAGGATGTTAAGGGCAGCATTACAACTCGTCAATACACCTTTGGCAACATGAGCAGAAAGAACTGGAAGGAGTTCCAGATGCACGTAGAAAGCAGTGCAGACAATGTCAGCAACTTTGACCTATCGGCTGAGACAGAGAACCCGGACGGAACCTTTGCTCTAGGAACGCTAAACACCTTTAACGGTAACGCTAATTTAGCCGCAGCGGAAGATGTGTCCATACGTGGTAGAATAGGTAACCGCAGAGGTCACGGAATACAATTTACAGTAAACAATACACAAGGACGACCAAGAATTAGGTCAATACAAACTCAAGGAGCAACCTCCTTTAGATCAACACAGAAATCAGAATAATGGCAAGATTTGTAACAGGCAACACATTTGGAACAACAGATACGGTAACAGCGACTACGCTCAATAACGCCGTGAATAACGCTGCAATATCAACGGACTCCGTAGATAACAATACAATAGAAGTAAATTCTAACGCGCTTCGATTAAAAGACAGTTCAAGCAAAACAACCGGTGTAACCTTTGCTAAAATGCAACACATTAGTACTGCACAGGTTCTTGGTCGAGTTTCTGCTAGTGAAGGTGATGTAGAAGAAGTCGGGGTCGTTATCGGTGGCAGTGGAGATGCTGGTTTGTTATTTGACAACGATGATATGTTGGACAACAGCGATACCGCTGGAGGCTCAGCTACTCGTGGTGCTACACAGCAGAGCATTAAGGCTTATGTTGATTCTGCTCCTAACTTTACTCCAAGCAGTTATTCTGGAGGAGAAAGTGTGACGCTTCCCAATGGTCTTATCATGAAAATGGGATTGACGGCAAGTGTTTCTGCCGATAGCAGTCTTGCAGTTAGCTTTGGAAGTGCTTTTCCAAATGCCGTAATATCTGTAGTTTTAACCAAAAAAGGAGCGATACAAATTATGGGTCAGGGTGAACTTACGGTAAACTCTGTATCTACAAGTGGCTTTACCATTAGAAACGGACAAGATTCTGCCGGTCAAGTATTTTTCCAAGCAATAGGACATTAATGAACCCTCTCTTGCACTCAATTTAATACATCAATAATATGGCAGTTATAACATCAGGAAAAACATTTGCTAACGGCGAACAGCTATCGGCCGATAAGCTTAATCAAGTAATTACAGGAGCAACATTTGCGACCGGTGCCATTGATACTGGTGTCATGCAGATAGTAGGCAATGCTATAACTATAAAAGAGGGAGGTGTTACAAAAGCTAAAATAGAAAATGTAGCTAATATGAAGGTGTTAGGCAATACCTCTGGAAGTGCCGCTGCACCACAGGAGGTTGCTATTCTGGACGAAGACAATATGTCTACGGACTCAGATACCTCGTTAGCGACACAACAGAGTATTAAGGCTTTTGTAACTGCGATGCGACCAAAGTTTGTGGCTCTTACAGGGGGGACAACGGATTTAACAAAAACAAATCCATCCGACGGGAGTACAGCCGTATATAACATAGCTGATTTTACATCTGGTGATTCTGATTTTGCTACTACTAAAATTACTGGACTGATTGTTGAGGGGACGGTAGCTGCTAAAAACAATACAAATTTAATATCAGCGAGTCTTCCAGGTGGCTCAACAACAGTAATATGTAGAACTGTAGACACTGGTGGTAATGGGGTATCTGATGCCGCTACTGCGTTTATCCCTATAAACTCGGATACAAGCACATTTACGTTAACATATACGGTCGGTAATACTGAGTTTAGCGTTCACTGCCAATCCATAATCAAAGGAGCAATCATTCAACCTGGTCTGTAGAATTAATGAACCCCCTCCTGCAATCAGTTCAAATAGCATTGCAAAATGCTACACAGATAGAAGCCATTGCCTTCATTGATAAGGTCGTGGATTTCTGCATTGAACACGAGAACGGAAGAGTACTAGAGGGATGGCCAGAAGATCGAATGCAGTTACTCATTGCCTACCATATGGCGAAGCATACCTTTATTTTTGAGCAGGACGAAGAAGGTAATATACAAGGTGTATTTATGTGGTATAATTGCAACGAGGACGACGGCTGGCCTTTTGTTCAAAACTGGGAGGACGATGACCCTGAGGGCAACGCAATCTTTATGGCTTTTTTATTTGCAGACAGTACCGACACTTTTAAACGACTTACACAGAACTTTATTATTCGATGCCCTGAGGTTATGCAAAAGAAACTACTAGGCGTAAGATACAGGAATCAAAAACCTACTAAGGTTAAGTACACACCTAAATTATTTAACAGAATACTAAGCATATAATATTATGGGAGGCAAAGGATCATCATCACCACCACCACCAGCACCGATTGACCCAGGTGAGTCAATGGGCGAATACTTATTTGGTCAAGAATTTGGCAGTTTTCAAGGAGTTACTGACCCTCGATTGCAGGAGCGATTGATCGGCGCAGAGCAAAGATTCCGCCCTCAGTACGCTGCACTTGAGCTTGCGGATATTAATACGTTTGCTTCTGGTATTCCTGGCGGCACGGACAATCCTCAGTACAAAAGACTTGAGGCCCAACTTGCTGGACTAGAAGCAGGCGCAGGAGGTGTCAGCAGCGAGGAGGCAATGAAGATTGCTCGGTCAGCGGCAGGTCCGGCTCCTTCAAGGACTAAATTCATTCCTGCTGCTACATATGCTAGGGGGGGCAGAATGCCAAGGTCAAAGGATCGGACTGTAAACAATCCTAACTACGAAAAAGAATTAGCCGAATACAACAGAGAGGTCCAAAGCATAGCCGAATCTCTTGGTGGGGATCGTGCCTCTCGGATTGCTTCTATTAAGGCTGAAATGGCGCAGCTTGAAAGTTCGCCAGGACAAAGGGGACTCTTTGATTTACTAGAGGAGCAGTCAACCCGTGCGGGTGCATTACAGCGTGAGCAGTTACAATTACAACGTGAGGCTGACGTTGGTGCATTACAGCAGTTCGCGCCGCAAGTAGTTGAGGCTTATCGTGCCGCTGACCCTGCTAGCACAGCAATAGCAGAGCGTGTATCTCGTAGGGCTATGGGAGAACTGACTCCAGAAGAAGAACGAAACATACAGCAAAGATCCAGACAGGCAAGCCTAGCAAGGGGTCGCATTGGCGACTCATCTTCTCTGGCAGCAGAGGCTCTTGGTCGTTCGAACTACACAGCGCAGTTCGCGCCTCAAGCCTTCGCAATGAACCGTCAACTGGCTGGTGATATAGGTAGCACAATTCTTGGTCGTCCTTCCGCTGCTATTGGTCTAGGCGGTCAAATTTTAGGGCAGGCACAGCAAGGCGCAGCAGGGCCTGTAGGACCTCAGCTATTTGATCCTAACGTAGGCATAAACCTAGCCTTACAACAGCGTGGACAGGACGTTACCTTCCAGGGTATGATGGCGCAAGCGGACGCAGCAAGGAGTGCAGGTTTGATGGGTGGCATTGGTGGAATCGCTCAAGGTATTGGTGCGGCAGGTGGTCTTGCGTCATTCTGTTGGGTAGCCCGTGAAGTCTACGGTATTGAGAATCCTAAGTGGTTACAGTTCCGTTACTGGATGCTGAATGATGCACCTTCTTGGTTCCGTAACCTGTACATGAAGTACGGTGAAAGAATAGCTAAGTTTATCTCCAACAAGCCACGTATTAAATCTATCATCCGCAAGTGGATGAATACAAAAATTAAATAGTATGGCATTTCAAGTAGGAACAAGAGTACGCCCAGAACTTGGTAACGCGGACTTCAGTGGCTTTGCAAGAGCCGCTGAGATACAGGCTTCAGCACTTGCTAACCTTGGTAGACAGATTGGTGAAGGTATTGAAAAATACCAAACAAACAAGCAGGTTACGCTTGCTGGACTAGCTTCTCTTGAGGGTCAAGCAGCTGCTGATCCGACGCTAGTATCAGCCCTAAAAAATGCAGGAGGAGACGTAGGAAAGGCTTATTCAAAGATTGAAAGTGGTAACTATAATCAAAAAGATGTACTGACTGCTACTGGATTTGCTAGTGCCTATAATCAGCAAAAGCAGAATATGCAAGCTAGTCAGCTAAGAGGCTTGGAACTACAAGCTGCCCAATCTGAGCAGCAACAACAAATAATAGACAGAGATGCTGCTAATATGGCTTTATCTGCATCCAGAATGGCAGGAACTGGCCAGATAGATCCAATCGCTGCATCTGCTACATATCTTGATCAAGGTGGAAGGGATTCTAATTTTTTACAAATGCTTGAATCAATGCAGCCTGAGACTGTTAGTCTTACCGAAGCAGAGCGTGAAATACAAAGGGTTATGAAGGCTAATCCTGATATATCTTTTACTGACGCAGTTAATATTAAAGAGGGTGTCGTTAAAATTATAAGTAACCCTATTACTGGAGCCTCATTCCTTGTAAACCTTGCAACTGGCGAACAAAAGCCCTTGAGATCTTCTTCAGTAATTGATGCGGCAACATCAACTGCACTTGGCTCTGATGCTGATGCAGACCCCAGTAGCATTAATCTTTATAAGATAGCCGAAAGCACAACTGGTATCATTCCTGCAATTACTGCGGCAGCACAACGCGTTACGGGACAGATTGGATTTGATGTTGCTAATGCAGAGCTACTAGAGAACCTCCAGACATTTCAAACTGCTCAGTCAGATATTCGGCGTTCTATGAGAACAGCACCAAAATTTTTGGCTTCTGAAATGGCTATGCTTGATAAGGAGTTAAATATTTCACCAGGTGCATTCAAAGACTCAGCTACATTATTGGCTCAGCTACGTAGTGTTGATAAGTCAGTACGTAATCGACTTGAGGCGATCGCAAAATCCATCAATGATCCTAATTTGCCAGCCGATGAGCGTGCTGCTGGGCTTCGACTCCAAAACGATTTAACGAATTTTCTTCGTATTCTAGGTGTATCACAAGGTGAAGAGTCAGCCGAGGTAAGGCCCCCTTCTCCGGAATTGTCTGATATAGCAAACAAATATTTAAATCAAGAATAATGGAACTTACCGACGAACAACTAGCAATCGCTCTACAAAGAGCCGATGCTGCTGGTAATACTGAGGACGCTACTATTCTGGCTCAAGAGTATTCCAGACGGCAACAGCAAAAAGCGTTACCTTCAAAGGATGATGTCCAAAAGGCTCAAGCCCAACAGGGGCCTAGTGGATTTTTTCCGTTTGCTAATAAATCGTTAGTGCAACTGGCAGGTACGCCTGTTGATGTTACAAATGAAGTTTTAGTTGCAGTTAATCCTAAACTTGGCTCTGATCGTCCTTTTGGTGGTTCAGAAAGTATAGAATCTGCGGCAGAGTTCTTAGGAATCGACATCCCTGACCGAGAGCCTAAAACCTTTGGTGAAAGAGCAGGAGCCGTTTTCGGTGAAATTGCGGGCTTCAGCTTGCCCTTTATAAAAGGCGCACAACTGCTTTCAACCACTGGCGGAACCAAGGGTCGTGTAGGTAAAGCAATAATAGAAGACTTGATTGAGCGTCCGGGAAGAGCCGCTGCTATAGAGGCTGCCGCTGTACCTGGTATTGCTACTGCTAGAGGTATTGCTGAGGAAAATCAGTTAGGTCCAGGCGCGGCTTTAACGCTTGAGTTACTAGGTGGCATGACTCCTTCTGCTGCCGTAGCATTAGCTGGCTCTAGGGTTAACTTATTAGGACGATTAGGGTATAAAGCATTACTTCCTTTTTTGCCTAGTGGCGCAAAAGCACGGGCATCGAGACGAGTACAAGAATTAGTTTCTGACCCACAAAAAGCTGCTGCTGATATTGAATCGTTAAAGGGAACAGAACTGTCTCCGTCGGCTAGAACTGATGAACCAGCACTTATGGCTTTGGAGCAAGCAGTTCTAAAAGAATCCCCATCTGAAATGACACGGGTTTCAATTAAACGCTCAGAAAGCATTCAAAAACTTTCTGATACCATCAAACGATCAGGAAACATTCGTAATACCCGTTCTTTTGCAAAGGCAAAGGTTGATCGACTCAAGAGTGCTATGGATGCAAGAATTGAAAAAGCTGCTGATGATGCGGGGGCTGCTCTTTTAGCGTTAGGAAGTCCCGATGAAATTTCTGCAAGTATAGCAGTCCGAGAGTCATTAGAAAAAGCATTAGATGATGCAAGAGTACAAGAAGACCAACTGTGGTCAGCGATTCAACAAAAGGTGCGTGGACCTGTAACAAAAACACTCTCCAAGTACAAGCAATTAGATGATACCCTAGCAAGCAGTCAGAAAGATGACATGCCGGCATCGGCTAAAGCTCTTATTGGTCCTCAAGTTAAAAGAAAGCCTAGAAAGGGGACAAGGGCTAGAGTTCGTAGGACAACCGTACAGGAACTATATGGTCTTTATCGTAAACTAGGAGAAGAAGCTACTGTTGCCCGTGCTGCTGGTCAATTTAACAAGGCTAGGGTCGCTGGTGAATTACGTGCATCTATTCTACAGGACTTGGATTCTTTTTCTGCTGGTGGAGAAGTTGGAAACTCTTTACGAGCAGCTAGAGAATACAGTGCTGCATTAAATACTAAGTTCACGCAAGGTCCAGTGGGTAAGATACTGCGCTTTGCAAGAGAAGGAATTGAACGTGTGCCAGAAGAGATGACGCTCAGAGCCTCTATTGGTACAGGCAAGATTCCGGCTAAACTCGCAGCACAAGCTATTCAACGCGCTGCTGATGACGCTACTGTTATGGAGGGCATCAGTGAATTTTTAAAAGCTGAGTTTCTAAAAACTGCTGTTGACCCTAGCACGGGTCGAGTGCGTGCTGGTTCCGCAGACAGTTTTATTAGAAAGTACGATGAGATATTTGAACTTGTTCCTGGAACTAGATTACAAATACAATCTGCTCGTTCGTCCGAAGATGTTTTGCGCAGAGTGACTAAGGTTACAGATGCCGCTCGTAAAAATCTTGACCGTCCTGCTGTCTCTACTACCGCTCTTCTGCTCAATGCTCCGGTTGATAGAGAAATCGCAAGCATTCTTAGCTCTCCTAATCCTCAAGGGACAATGAAGCAAATTGTAGCGATGGCCAAAAAAGATAAAACTGGCAACGCCCTTGAAGGTTTACGTGCTGGGATGTCTGAATACTTAATTGACTCTATCACGTCTCAGTCCGCGTTAGACATTCAAGGAAAGCCTGTTGTTAAGGGTATTAAGTTATCCAATATGTTACAAGATAGTAACATAACGGACTCATTAGCATTATTGTTTAATCCAAAGGAAGTGCAACAAATTAAATCTGCCGCACAACAAATGGCAGCCATTGAAAGATTAGTTAAGACCTCTGCAGCTGACCAAATCGTTAGTGATAAAGCTGGATGGTTAATCGCTACGATTGGTCGAGTAATTGGTGCAAGAATTGGTGGTAGACTGTCTAGTGCAACCCCTGGAGGTTCATTGCAATCCGCTCAAATTGGTTCTAATGCTGTTACCAAGTATTTAAATTCTCTGACTGTTGGAAAGGCTAAACAACTTCTAATCGATGCCGTGCAGGATCCAGAACTGATGCAAGCACTTTTAACTCACAAAAATGGTAAAGTGAGCAAGAAACAAGCTAAGGTAATCCGTACCTACATGATTTCATCAGTCGGCTCTAGGCTTCTTGAGGAAGGTATGTTAGAAGAAGCTCAGGCTGAAGCTGCGGCTGAAGCTAAATAGTAAAAGGGGCTGTCCCGCGGATAATAAAACGGAACAGCCCCCAAGGACTAAACAAAAGTGCGGACCATGAAAAAACCGCACTCCGCCTGGGATTACTCCGTAGGCTTACCTTGTATTTACTATGATTGAACCAACTAACACACGAACCTTTGTGTGGTAGAATAATTATAACATAGGTGTCCTATGTCTTCTGTCAAGAGTAATGCTCCAGCCTGTGACAATTTGCACAAAGGAGTTCGCACTTCTTTAGCTCATTAATTAATTCCTTCCGAGTCCCCGTTCTTCTGTAGTGAGTAATCGGTCTAATTTTTTCGTATCCAGGCAGGTGATGGCAGTCAAACTGCGCTGCCTTGCCCTTGAAGCCACACCTTTTGCAGACAAATCCACCAAAAAAATCCTCTATGGTTTTTTGGTAAATAAGTGACCGCTTCTGATGAGGCTTCATATCAAATGAACTGCGAGTAATCTTCCATCTGCTGAGTTCCTTTGTTAAAGAGTATCCGGCCTTGAGTGTATCCCATACCTTCACGTTGCTTGGCTAGAGTCCAGCGAACGTAGTCAGTCCCCTGTTCCCTCTCTGATAGTGTCTGCCACAAAAATATAATACTGTCAGCATCCTGCTCCAAGGCTCCGCTCTCACGGAGATCGGACATAATAGGTGATCGGTCATCCCTTTCGGATTCACGGTTCACCTGCGCGAGCAATAGGACGGGTATATCTAAGTCCTTGGCGAGTAGCTTTAGCTCACGGCTAATCTCTGCGACCTGCTGCTCTCTGGATATGTTCTTGGACATAGGTTTTATAAGTTGGCAGTAATCAATAATGATTCCATTTACGTTATGCTTACGGTGCATACCTCTAGCCGTTGCAAGTATGTGATCCAGCCGATAGACGTTGTCACGGATCCAGCAGTTCCAACCCTTCACGGTTTCGGTAGTCTGCCGAAGTGTTTGCATCTTGTCCTCTGGGGCTAGCCCGTCCTCAAACCTACGCATATGTAAGCCTGATTTGATGCTGAAGATACGCTTCATTATCTGGTTCACTCCCATCTCAAGATTGAAAAGTAGCACACCGTTGCCATTAGTGCATACGTTCTTCAAGAAGTTCAGGGCGTAGGCAGTCTTGCCGCACCCTGGCCGTGAAGCTAGGACGCAAAGCTGACCTGATCCGTAGCCACCTCTGTAAAGGACATCGTCAATGGATTGAATGCCAGTCCGCAGGTATCGAGAGTAATCTACTTTACCTATAACATCCTTAAATGTTTGATCAACAATAGTTTGTAGGGTATCTCTTGTAGGAGTCAAGGAGGATATGGAGTCGCACTGACCCTGTATAGAGGTAAGAATCTCTTCGGAGTCCTTACCCTCCTGTAAACCGTCCTTGATTATAAGCGAGAGACGATGAAGGTTTCGAGACTTATAGGACTCCACCATGTCATCTATGAGTCCCTTGAACTGCAACTCGCTAAGTCCTGCGTCATGCGTGGACCAGACTAAGTTAGCATCGAGTCCCTTCTGACCCTTAGACAGATCCGTGAACAGGGACATCGTGCCAAGGATCACACCCTTGGAGTCCAGTTTGCACATTGCCTCCCACATTGTTTGAGTGTCGTGAGCCGTAAAGAAGTCAGCGTTGATGCCGGACTCCTTTGCTTCGTTCAGTAGCGCATTGCAGCCATCGTTTATCTCAGCCTTCAGGATTGTCCCCAGAAGGCTTTTTTCTAGTTGCTTCATGCTTGTGATATGAGGAAGCAGGGCGTCCTGTCACCTACCCAAGCTCCTATTTGGTTGTATTCAAAGTATTCGACGGCCTCCTCTTGAGTCATGCCATCGTCAATCATCTGGTTAATGACCTTCGCCTTGTCGTAGCATATGATAGGATCCTGTCCTATTCTTTCTACGACCCCTGCAATGCAATCATCAAAGCCGTCCATTTTTAGTAGCGGTTCTCCCGCGTCAATGTATCCTTGTAATAATTCGTTCATGGTATTTGTTTTTGTAGGTTCATGTTTTAAGAAATAAAAAGGGGAGAGGTGTTACCCCCTCCCCTTGACAACCAATCAACCTTAAAAGGGATCGTCCCCGATGGGAGCCGCTGCGGGTTGGTTCGGGATACCGCTTCTGCGGTATTGCTCGGGCTGTTTGTCCTCATCGAGACGAGTCAAGCGGAGGTTCATTACAGGGCCAGACTTGCTCTGGTTCTTCCAAGCCGCCGCACGGTATTTGCCCGGTGCGGTGACCTCTAGTGTTCCTGTGGCGTGAGGCGATGAATCGGACTCACGGTTACTTTCGGGGAATAGCACCCCTGTGTTTTCGTTATTGTATTTTGGCATTGTATTATGCGTTATTAGAAATCAAAGTCCGTGTCAGCATGAGCTAACGGACTTGGCTTCTTGTTTGGTGTTATTGGCTTCTTGCCGTGATCGTTGGTAGCATCAGCGTCCTTTGTATCATCGATAGCAAAGAGTCCGTTGAGTGCGTATTTGCGGGCGTAGGAACTAGCAGAACCAGTTATCTGCGCTTCGTCCATACCCTTTTTTATCTCAGCTTCACGGGCAAAACCCGCAACTGGTATTCCGTTATCACTATCATTATCAAGTAAAGTGGCCAAAGCCTTGACGTAAATACGCCCTGAAACTTCAATAATGGAATCGGTGATAGTTAGAGAGCAACCCCACTCGGCTAGCAGAGGCTTCAATGCAGTAAGGATGTCCTCACAGGATCGGTATTTGTATCCACCGAATTTATTAGTCTGCCCCTTTGGAGCCTTCAAAGAGGATTGTATCCCCTGTAGTTTTTGACGTATGTTTTTATCCATGTTTATGTTTAGTTAGTTCACGGAATAGTTTGGTTCGTTCTGGGGCATTAGAACATTCCATGAGTTGTTTTCGTTTTGCCCCTAGATCAACTAAAATGGCTTTTTGTTTTTCGGATGTCAAGCCTTTAAATTTTTTACATAGCTGAGTCAGTCCTACTGGGTGCAATACATCCAGTTGCTCCTGCTCCAGATAGTCCGCTATGCCTCGTAGCACGGTAGGTAAATGACTGTGACTGATCTTGCATCTGCGGTAAGCAAAGTTCTCGATCTTACCCAGCAAAGCGTTGCCAACTCTTGATACTACACCCCGAACCATACCGGATTGATGGCAGTGATCCACCACCCAGTCCGATGTCTTGCGTAGTATCAGCGGACAGGTCTTGGGCTGATGTTCCGCCCTCCAGTCCTTGAGTTTATTTTGTGGAAGATACATCTAGCTCCGTGAGTAAATTCTTTAGGGCATTCTTCTCCTGAGTTAAGTTCTTACGCTGCTCCAACATCCTTTCGATTCTGAAGGACAGAGTCCGTGATTCCTGTCGGATCATATCGATCCTAGTCTGTATTCTTTCGACGTTACTTTCTACTTGTGACATACTCATATTATTTTTTGAAGGGACGGAGTTGGCTCTGCTCAAGTGCGTAACCCTTTCCGTAACCCAGATCCTTTATGTTATTTTTGTTTATAAGTTCCTTCTTCCAGCACCATCCAACCATCTTTACTGTCCAACGATCCGGTGTGATGCACATGATATACATATCTACATCGGGGTTGTCCTTGAGGGTTGCTAGTAACTTTCCGAGGGCGTGGTGAGTGCTTTTGACATCGTAGGAGTAACCGTTCATCACTCCATCGGCTGACCCAGTACGAGGGCTAAGACCTAGGTCAAAAAATACATTGAAATGTTTGGCTACCGCGTACTCAGCGGTGACACCTTGGGCATCTATATCTAGGCCGGCCATGTCGGTTCGCTTCATGTCCTTGACCTTGTTGCCCCTGGACAAGACGGATCGTAAATGTCCTACGTGTTGGCACATCATGACTTCGTCGTCGGTTAAATTAATCTCAATCATTTCGTGATCCCATTTTTGTATAAACATCTCTTATTTTTAATGCCTTTTCATTATATTCTTTGATGATGTTTGGGGTTGGCGGTGGTCTGTCGTCCGTCCAGTTGCCCCTCATGATTGAATCCCTAAGAACTATGAGTCCAGTAATTGCGTGAGATATGTGATGCAACCCTGAGTCTGGATCGTTGTCCTCTCCCTCATACCATGCGGCTAGATGTCGGAACGCGGCATCGTAATACACGGAGCCGCGAACCCCTGCATCCCTCCAGTTAAATCTGCCATACTTTAGGTCACCGTGAAGTTTAACTAGGCCAGCCTCAAGTAGCACGTTGACTGGCATACCTGAGATTGGAACCTTCTTGATTCCACAGGCATCCTTTGGATTCGTTTCTTTGCTCATAATTATTGTTTTACAGCGGGTTGCATTCGTAGCATCCAGTAAAGGTTAGCCGCAGCTTTGGCTACGCGGATACCCCAATGGCTCTCCTCGTCCGTCCACTCGTAGTGAATATGCTTTGCGGTATCGCAGTCAATGATAACGGATCTAATCTTAGGAAGGTAAGGTAATCTTTGTAGGTGCATCAGCATGTATGCTTCAATGGCTAGTTGACAGCAGTCCTTCTGGTATCGTTTAGCCTTGCCCTTGGTGTTTACACGGCACTTGTAGTCCGCGAGAAAGATTCTGGAGTCCTTGATGCCCACGAAGTCAACGGATCCGGCAATCTTGATGCCGCCGTGACTGACTACCTTCTCGCAGCCCAAGGCTTGGACATTGTTGTCATTGATCCAATCCAGAAAGGGAGAAGCCCATGCGTCCCAGCATGACTTGCCAGGGTGTTCGTCAATGCCCAGAACGTGATGGTTTATCATACGCTCGATAGTTCCGTGAACTGATGTGCCGAACTCATGCGATGGAATTAACTCTCCATCTTTAGGGTGCGGTCTAGTCCCGTAAACCATTTCTGTAAGATTAGCCCAAGGCAAGTCTGGATGCTCTCTGGCTAAGTCCGTCATCATCTTTGGCTTGTAGACTTCATCAAGGAAGGAGTCCTTGACTATGCCTAGCACCGTCGTGACCGACGGGTAAACATCTGCTCCAATTTTACGAGCCTGTGCAGGAGTCCCCACCTCGGCCTCAAACTGAGGCTCCGATGGGTTCTTGCAGTTGTAGAAGTGACTCATATTTCCTCTTGATCGAGGATGAAGTTAAGTCCATCGCGGAGAGCATCAAGGTCAGAGCATTCGTTTGTATCATACTCGTGCTTGCATATTTCCGCTCCGTCACCGTTCATAATTATTATAGTTCTTTGTCCCGATTTAACTATGTTGTCCACGTAGCACGGAAACAAATGTCTATGCCCCATCAAAGCAAGTAGCTGCGTGTCAGTGCGAGGCTCTAGCTCCGTCTGGATCGGCATAATATACTGATCCCCAGCTTCTAGTTGTCCGATGCGAGCATCAGAGAATCTGCCACGGAGTCCCACGGCTGATACGATTTCATCATGTGGCAAGCCTATGGCTGGCCCATTCGGATACGTGTGTATTTTTATTTTCATATGTTTAGTTAGTTGGTTTTATGTAGGCACAGCTTCACTTAAAACTGTGCAGAAAAATTCTAGTAACATGGTGGATCATTCTAGTAACATGGTAAAGCATACGATTAACATAACTTACATCTTATTCCATATAAGAATACCCTAGCTTTTATGTCAAGTAGAAGTTTGGTAAGTGATTCAAGTTCAAAGATATTTAATTATCTTACACGCTTGTCAGTATGAGGTAAATTCAATCTTCCTTTGGCAGCGTAATATTGATTCATGCTTATCGTGCTATCCTTTATGAGGTCTTTTAATTTTCCGTGACCGCGAAGGACTAGCTTGTTTACTCTCTTGGCTTCATCGTTTATTCTCTTGGTATCTTTAGCCTTCTTTGCCCTTAGCATCTTAGTGCTATAAACTCCGCGCCTGACCGCCAAGTGACGTAGTGCCTCTGGCCTACCCTGCCACGGAGTCCCTAGTGCAGCTTCGCTCCAACTCATTTTCTTCTGCTCGATTCTCATAATGATCAGTGATAACCAGTTAGCCTCTGCCTCTGGATCGACGCAGATTTTTTGCCTGTTCGGCCTACGTTCTACGGCATCGGTAATGTCTGCTGTCTTGAGCAGTTCGTGATATTTTTCTGTCATGGACTGGCAGAAAGCCAGTGCGGAGC